TGTGCCTGTATGGTGATGACAAACAAAACAATGAGTATGGCCATCTGTATATAGGCTGTTGCCATCAGATGAACCGCACTCATTACAAGGTATGTGTCTCTCAAACTCGCTTTCTACGTGCATACATTTTATTAGCTAACTGTGATATTACAGGTACTGAGACTGAGTTACCTATCTGATGCATCTTGTCTCTGTCTGTAAATTCTTCAGGGAACTCAAATGTTTCAGGGAAACCTTGTAGTCTCAATGCTTCCCGTGGTGTAATACCACGTATACCATCAACTACTTTCACCACTGTAGGTTGCATGTAAGAAGCAAGGATGGTAGGGGCTATGTTCTTTTTATTCTCTCGAACATAAGACCATCTCCACTGATATACCTTAGTGGAGTCGTTGACTACAGCAGAGATCTTTTTGTAGTGTTTGTGATCTTCTCTGTAGTAATACTTCTCATCAACATTTGAATCCAATAAGTCTTGAACCTTTATACCTGAGTGCATAGGTTCAGGAAAAGGAAACCATTGTGGTGTATCAAAACCTACAATGAATACACGTTCTCTGTTTTGAGGTAGACCAAAATCTTTGGTATTTAAAACCTCAAAGTGAACGTCGTATTCTAGATCGGTGCGTAACACCTCTAGGATCCTCTTGAAGGTCCTTCCTTCATCATGATGGTAGAGTTGTTTAACATTCTCTAATAGGAACATCTGAGGACGTTTAACACGTAGTATCTCAGCGATGTTAAAGAATAGTGTACCTCTTGTATCTTCAAACCCAAGACCTTTACCTGAGACACTGAATGGCTGACATGGAAATCCTCCAGTCAGACAATCGAAGTCAGGTAGGTCATTGGGATCAATATCTACAAGTGACTTACATTCAAAAGGAATGTTAGGTGTGTTGACCTCATAAGTTCGTTGTGATCTTGGGTCAATATCATTTGCGAAGACCGTACTGAATCCAGCACTCTCCATGCCAAGGCGGAATCCTCCGCACCCAGCAAACAAATCAATTGTTTTCAATTAAATAAACCAGTCGATAGGGATGTTTGTAAATGACGTCCACTTGATTCCAAGCTTGTCGCAATATTGTGCGTACGTCGTTTTTGATTTTTTACTGATACGGTTAAATGGGTTCTGGAACACCATGCGAACATCTAGTTCGGGATTCTGTTCCACAACATTTCTAATTTTACGTCTGTCTTCACTGTCCCAATAGCCTTTGCACTCCAGATATATCCCATTCGGAAGTAGGAAATCAGGAGTATAATTGTGCATAATTGAATAAGGAACCTTAGTAGATTCATACTCATACTTAACACCTAGGTTAACCATTAGATCAGCGACTTTCTCTTCAAGTCCTGACCGAAATGCCATTAGAAGTCTGTATCCTCTTCAGTAGTTGCTTCAGGTGGGGATACATTAGGTTCACTTGCTTTGAAACCTTTTGTAGTCCCGAATAATGTCGCAACGTCATCTGCGGATAGATCACCCGTATCAACACCTGCATCACTATTAAGTGACACAATCTGTGCACCTACCAACTTCAACGATGTACCATAGGTAACACCGTCCTTAAGGATGTAGGGTTTCTGGTAGAAGGCTACCTTAACCTGACTACCTGAGTAGAGAGGTGTATTCTCATTAGTGATATGAGTACCTTCTGTATCAACTACAGCAGGCTTAGTCTCTTCCTTCCAACTAAATTTAATTTTATATTGTCCATCACTCAACTCTTCCCAAGGTTCAGGCTTACAGACTGAGCGCTTAGGGTTCTTGAGTTTAGATTCTGCCCACTTGATTGTATCGACACGATCCTCTTCAAGTTGATCAATGATTGATTGACCTACTAGACAAGACAGTGAATATCCAAACTTAGAGGGTTTAAGTACAGCCTGATAACCTTCAAGGATTACAGGCTCTTCAGTTTTAATAATGTTGCGTGGCATTAAGAGAAAAAATAGGTTGATTCAATGACTTCCGAAGGCTCTAAATCTCCGATCATTGGTGGTTGTTCTTCGGCTCCGATCTGTGCAGCCCATGAAGCCAGATAATCGTTATCTGCAAAGAGTTTCATGTAGACCTCTCGTACTACAGTGGACAGGCTGCCCATATCTGTAGCGCGACACAGTACGGAGTCGTGTATCAGTGTGATTGGTGCATCGAATCTCTCTACAGTGAAGTGGAGGATCGAAGCATCTAGTGAATGAATAAGATTCGGCGAGGTAGCGTTCTTGTGGTGGTTGATGTCAACAGTGTCAGACTCATCGACTGCTACTGTTACTTGAACTCGACCCATAAGCTGTAGATCCACTTTCTGAGTCTTTACCTTCATAAACCGTTGGTGCACTATGAAACCAGATGGAGTACACCATTCAATCTCAGTTGCACCACGTTTGATTGCCTTACCTATCTCCTGTTCTATCCACTTCATAACTTTCAGTGGACCAGGAAATAGTTCATGCATTGCAGCTCTTAGAGCATGAGTGATAGTAGTGACATCCTCTTTAGAAGGTTCTAGTCCTTTATCTTCTAATGCTTCTTTTACATAACCCCAATTTGACTTGAACTTTGCGTTGTATGGCACAGTCATCACGAGGCGTTTTGCCACGGATCTGTCTACATACTGTTTATATTCAGGTGGGATATCGTTCATAGCTAGTTCAGCTACGGATCGATATGCATCTTGAGGTGTATCTGATGGCAGGACATTAACCATTTTCGCAGTAGATGCGTCCTTGGCCAAACCGCACAAGATTTGAAGACCGCTACAACTTGCGTCTACCGCAACAGGGAGTGATGTCCACTCTCTATTTTGATCAATGACACAGTCATAGTATTCTCTACATGCTGCCATGAACTGCCATGGTTCGTCTGCAACTTCCCATTCAGGTATATTGCTGACAGGATCTGTCGCAACGAGAGTTATTAACTCCGTATTATTCGACACCCATTCTTGTCGCTCTTCCATAGACTTCTTATCGAGTCCATAGGTAGTGGCAACTTGAAAAGCTAACCAACCCTCCGCTTCACCTGTCATATAGGCAGGGTCTGCGAAGAGTAGAAGACTTTTCCCAAAGTCAGTATCGTGAGGTGTTAAGTAGGCGGGAATGCAATACGCTCTCCCGCGGTAATCCAGCGACCAGGGTAAGAAGAATCGTTCTCTATTCTTGAATCGCTTAACTGCCTCCATGATCTTCCGAGTTCTAACACTCTTCTGAGCATTATCATTCTGTTTGTTGTGCCACTCAGCTTTAGCCCTTCGATAATCTTTCCTAGACTTATCGTTGGTATCTATGTCAGGTGGTTTAGGAGGTAGAGGTTCCTCCCATACAGGTATAAACTTACCTACCTTTGTCCCAGTGATACTAAGGTGTTCAGCTACTGATGCCACATGGTGGTTAACCGAATAACCTACCTTTTGTATCTTATTGAGGAAAGCGTAGATCGTTTCTCCCTGTATAAGGTAGTGGTCGCTAGATCGACGTACCATGTCATGTCCTCGCATGACTTCATTGAGTATGTATCCACCAGGTTGTTGAGGTGTCCAGTCGTTAGGTTCAATCAACATCGGCCAGGCTTCAGGACTGAATAACTCAGCGTTAGCCATAACCTCATCCTTGATCTTCAAGAACTCTGGTGTAGGTGTAACAATGTAGGGTGTCTTGTTACCTTGTTGGATCTTACTTTTCTGGAACCAACCACTGGAGTACATGACACATTCAAGTAACCAAGTACCTATCTTTACTCTATTCTTTTGTCCCCAATTGTTCCACTTCTTGACGTCGTAACGGTTCATCAATGTTTGGATGATGGTTACCTTCTGCGTTGTACCGCAGGACTTGTGCCAATAGTTCTTCTTAAGAGTGTGAAGAAGTCCAGGTGCTTCTCTTTCATAATGTCGTATTTGACATTCATTCTCAACAGCTTGACCGATACCGGCAGCGATGTTGACTAAGTGACTTGCATTCTGTACTCGACTGAATACTCCATCAAAGACAACCTTACATGTGATAGCAGCGACAGCTAAGGCTTCTATCTCTGCTAGATAACACTGAAGCTCCTTAAAGTGTACAGCATTAAATCCTTCGCGTGTTCGCTTCTGGACAGTGTCCTCAATACGTGCGACCACGCGAGGCAGAAGGGAATCAATAGAAGCAATTCCATAAATACTAGCCGACGCATAACTCTTCTCTTCTAGTCGTTGTGTGTTCTTACGAAGGTTCTTGAGTCCTTGTGCAATGGCCTCTCTTTCTAGTTCGACCTGTTCGTCAATCTCATGAAAAGTTGGCAGAATAATACCTCCGGTGGTGAATTTAAGAAAGGGTCTAAGTGTTACTCAGACCCAGTGCTATTAATTAGATTGTAGGGATTAGATAATCCTACTAAAAATTTATACTGGAGATCGCATCTTTTCGGGCATTATCTGTGACCTTCGCATACCGAATTGTTGTTTCTATTTTTCGGTGGCCCATCAATTCCATTAACACTCTCACCGGTACTCCATCTTCAATAGCCCAGGTGGCAAATGAATGCCTAAGGCAGTGAAATACCATATAAGGTTCTAATCCAGCATCTCTAACTGCCTTCTTAAAGAACCATATAACAGAAGCACCTGCAGGCCATTGGTCGCCAAAGATTAATACATCTTTGGGAATACCTGCACAACGTTCTTCTAACATCCCACGGATTGCAGTGTGAATAGGAACCGTGCGCCAATCACCAGTCTTGGTATTGAACTCTGGTCTACCACCGATATAGATAAGGTTGTTATCTAGATCGATATCACGTACTGCGACCTTGAGACATTCGCCTCTACGAGCACCAGTTAAGGCAGCAAAACGGATAAGTTCAGGTAAACCCGTTTTATTCGTATGTGCACAAATTCGCTCGATGTCTTCCTTGTTAAAGAAGAATGGTCTGCCCTTGTATTCCTTGTAATTAGGTTTAGTGGGCATGTTAATGTCCATCTCCTCTTCCTCTACTGCATGTAGAAGAACAGTATGAACGGCTGACATCTTACGATTAAGCGTAGCGTCAGCGTACTCCTTCATG